GACGGATACATATGGAAATATATGTATGAATTAAGCGTATCTGAATTTGATAAGTATAACACTATTGGTTATATTCCTATAATTGAAGATGCAAGCGCAAACACAGCAAGCGCAAATACCGGTACGTCATCAGCAACAAGCACAATAGATCAAGTATTTGTTTTAAATGCAGATACAAATAAAGGATATGAAAGCGTATCCGGCGCAATATATCAAGTAACCCGCGGAAATGAAAATACAGTATCTATTACAGGTCCTGCGGGGGCGTTTTCGGAAATTGAAAATTATTATTCTGGATATACTCTTTATGTAACAAACACAACTACAAGTGTATCAAAGCTCTATACTGTAAATACATATGAATGGGATAATACAAACCAAAGAGGAGTTGTAACCCTTAATGAAGGTACTCCTATTGATGGAGTTTTAACAAACTCTGCTAATTATCAACTTACTCCAAAAGTTCTTATTACTGGAAACGGTACAGGTGCTTCAGCTATACCAATTATTGATTCAAATGGAACAATTACCAAAATAAGAGTAATTAATCGCGGATCAGGTTATACAGATGCATCCGCGAGTGTCGTAGATCCATATGCATTTAATCCAGATTCTATTGCTTCACAAGATACAAGAGTTGTTCTAAAACCTATTCTTTCACCAAAAGGTGGGCATAATGCAAACTTGGTTGATGAATTAAATAGTAAGCATGCTCTTACATTTATTGGATTGGATAATTTTGATAACGATATTATACCAACATCAAATCAATTTGCAAGTGTTGGTATTGTTAAAAATCCAGAGTTTAAAGTATTTCCAAATCCATCAGTATTTGATAATAGAATAGAACTTATTTTTGATTCGCATTCTTTATCAGTAAATGATGTAATCACACAAATAGAATCTGCAAATACATCAAGTGATTTTTATAATAAAACTAGATTTTCAGGAAAGGTGCATGCAATTTCAGGAGATGTGGTTAATATATGTGAATATATGGGGCCGTATCCTAATGATGCGCCTGACGTTGCAAACACGGATTTTAGTGATGTTTCTCTTAAGATTAGTTTACCATTATTATCTCCAGACAGTGAAACATTAACGATAAATACAGATAACAGTCCGGCATATCCTTCAGGTTATGATTCTTCAACCTATCCAGGATTTGCCCTTTCATCATACGTCCAAAGAACCGGTGAAGTTTTATATATGAATAATTTCACATCGGTGTCAAGAACAGCAAACTCAAAAGAACAATTCAAAATACTTCTTGAATTTTAAGGAAAACACTAAATGCCTATTAACAGAGACTTAAATGTTGATCCGTACTTCGATGATTATAATTTAGAAAAACAGTTCTATAGAGTTCTGTTTAAACCTTCATATGCAGTACAAGCAAGAGAACTAACTCAGCTTCAAACGGTTTTACAAAATCAAATAGAACAATTTGGAGATCATATTTTTAAAGAAGGCAGCATCATTAAAGGTGTTAACTTTACAGAATTAGACACTCTTAAATATGTAAAAGTTACAAACACAGGCGGGTTTGATCCAACCTCTTATGTTGGTTTTCAAGATACAATAACTATTGGTGCCACAACATATAAAAGAGATAATTCTTATGAGCTTAGAGGGACCGTATCAGGAGTAAAGGCGAGAGTTGTTGCCGCGACTCGTGGGTTTGAAACAAGAAATCCAGATCTAAATACTTTTTATATTGATTATACGAATACATCATCAGGAAACAAAGTATTTCAATCTGGTGAACTTCTTAACGTATATAAAATTAGCGAATATGAAGTAGGTTCAACAACAAATAGGTCTGAAACATTATCAGCTACAATTAACGTCACAACTTTTTCTGGTGCTACAGGTAATTCTTACGGTTTACGTACGTCTCCTGGTATTATATACCAAAAAGGTCATTTCTTATATGCTGAAGAACAACTTGTTATTATTTCAAAATATACAAATAGTCCTACTGACGTTTCCGTAGGATTTATAGTTCAAGAAAATGTAATTAATGCGTTTCAAGATGCGTCTTTGTATGATAATGCAAACGGATCTTCTAATCAAAACGCCCCTGGCGCAGATAGACTTAAACTTGTTCCAGTTCTTACTGCAAAAACAACTTCAGAGGCTGATGCGGATACTACATTCTTTACTCTTAAAAAATATTCAAATGGTAATGCAATTCTTGTTCGTGATGTTGCACAATATCATGTTCTTGGAGAAGAAATGGCTCGTCGGACGTATGAGGAGTCAGGCGATTATGTTGTTGAAGATTTTAAAACCAAAGTTATTAAAAGAGACTCAAGCCTAAAAGCTGCTGTTGGAAAAGGCATTGCATATGTAAAAGGTTATCGTGTTGAAAACCGCGCTGAATTATTTCTTGACGTGGATGATATTGCAAATACTTCAGTAGGTGAAAGAACAAATCAGGCGGTGTCATTTAATTATGGATCTTATTTAAATATTATTGCGCCGTCTACAGGCAGTGCAGTAGGAACCGTAGATATAAGTGATTTTTCAACTGTAACTTTAAAAGATGAAGCTTCAAGTGCAGCTGGTACAGCAAGAGTAAGAAACGTTACAGACTCAAAAATATTCTTGTTTGATATAAGACTTAATTCCGGGTCAAAAATTAAAGACATAGAAGAAATATCAGGAACCGATGGTAGTTTATTTGTAGCAAACAATTCAATAATTCAAGATGCAAGCCTAGGTGCAATGATTTTTGATACTGGGCAAATTGGAATTAAAACAACATCTAATTTGTCTATACCTGTAAGAGCTCAAAAGGCTTTAACAGGACAGTCTGGTACATCTGTAACTATATCTCCTGCAGCCGGTGAAGATTTTGGTTTAACAAACGATGATATATTATATGTTGACGATAACAATCAAAAAATAAATGTATCAAGTACTTCAATAGTCGGTTCCGATCTTGTTCTTTCTCTCGGTGCTTCTACTACAGCGGCCGCAGACGTTTATTATAATAAAAGAATTACAAGTGCAACACCATTTACAAAAGCGTCAGCGGATTTATACGTTAAAGTTACATTTGCCGCGGCGGATGCAACTGGGCCAGCAAAATATAATCTAGGTTTCCCAGATGTATACGAAATCACTTCTATTACTGACTCAGGTGGTGCAGACGTTAAAAACAGTTTTAGATTAAGAACAAATCAAAGAGACAATTATTATGATCATTCTTATATAGAATATATACCAGGTAGACCAATTCCTGCTGATGGTTTAATGACAGTTCGTATGAATGCATTTAAATTAAATGATACAACTGGTGATTATTTCTTTACAGTAGACAGTTATCCAACAAGTGTTGCAAAAAACAAAGTTCCTCTATTTACTTCACAAAGCGGTAAAACTTTCAATCCTTTAGATTGTTTAGATTTTAGACCTTATGTTGAACCGGTTGCAGGAGCAACTTATACAAATGCTGCGGTGGTAGGTACCGCTCCTACAGTAAGTAGTGCAGCAACAGGTGTAAACCTTGCTCCTTCATTTAGTGCATCATATGAAATACTTACACCTGCCTTAAATCAATATGCACAAATTGATTATGAATACTATTTGGGTAGAACGGATATTGTAACTGTTGACACATATGGAAGCATTCAAATCGTAAAAGGTGCTGAAGCTGAAAATCCAATTCCTCCAAGGATTACTGGAGATCAATTTAAAATAGCAGAAATTTTTATTCCTGGGCAAACGGCTCTTAGCCCAGATGAAGCACAACAATCTGGACAAGAAAGATATTCTGTTAAGATAGTTCCTAAAGGTATTAAAAGATATCGTATGAAAGATCTTGAGAATATTGAAAGAAAAATAGATGCTTTAAAATATTATGTTCTCCTATCTGCTCTTGAATCGGAAACACAAAATCTAAACATTACAGATGAAAACGGATTATCAAGATTTAAGAACGGTATTATCGTAGATCCATTTAACGATTTAAGTATTGCAAATCTTAAAGATGCAGAATATAAAGCTGCTATTGATTTTGCGGAAAGGTCTCTTACTCCTGCAGTTAAAGCGTATCCGTTAAAACTTAAATATAGTACTTCTTCAAATGCAAGCATATTCCCTTCAACTCTAAATGCTAAAGTTGCGACTCTTTCAAGAAATACTGATATTTCAATTATTTCTCAACCATACGCAACAGAATTTAGAAACTGTGTAAGTAATTTCTATAACTATCGTGGCGTAGGTGTTCTTTCGCCAGAATATGATAACGCACCAGATACAATTGGTGATCCTTTGAATATAGATATAGATCTTGTAACACCTTTCCAAGAGTTTGCTGCAGCAATTCAAGAATTCCAACCAATGACTTCGTTTGATCCATCACAGAGTTCAGTCTTTAATGTGACAAACCAAGGTCGTACCGAAATCACTACATGGTCAGATCAGGTTACCTTTTTAGAACCCACAGGTGAAGTAAGAAACACAGCGGCAGTTGGTGATTTTGTTACAAACACTCGTTTTCTTCCTTATATGAGAGCACGTGATGTAAATGTTTATATGGGCGGCCTACGTCCAAACACAGTACATTATTTCTTCTTTGATGGTGTGGCTGTAGATTCATATATTACACCTGGTACAGAAACAAATGATCCTGATTCAATACAACGATACGGATCCGCCGGTGATACAATAACATCAGATGCAAACGGAATTATTCGAGCTGTATTTAGCTTGCCTGCTGAAACTTTTTATATAGGTGATAGAAGATTAGAAATTACAGACGTTAATTTATATTCGTCAATTGACTCAGCTGCAACTTCTTACGGCGAGGTTACATATAGAGCATATAACTTCTCTGTTGAAAAATCGTCTTTAACACGCACAACCCGTACTCCAGAAAGTATGACTACTACTCGTACAGTGACAAATAGAACGACTACAAGGAGAACAGGTGGTAAAGATCCAATTGCACAAACATTCTATATTAAGAAAGGGATGGGCTTAGGATCTGATACTGTTTTTGCTTCAAAACTTGACGTTTATTTCAAAAGAAAAAGCACTGTAAATGGAGTAAATGTTGAACTAAGAGAAGTCATTAATGGTTATCCGTCAAGTTATGTAATACCATTTTCAAAAGTTCAGCTTTCACCGGCACAAGTTAATACTTCAGACGATGCATCAATTGCAACTACAATTAGCTTTAAAGCACCTGTTAGACTTGATGTAGAAAAAGAATATGCATTTGTAGTTATGCCTGCTGGTTCCGATCCAGATTACTTAATCTTTACGTCAAAGGTTGGAGGTACAAACCTTGTTCCCGGAGATAACTTTGGATCTGGTGTAATACAAGACTGGGGTGATGGTGTTTTATTTACATCAACAAACGGCACAGCTTGGTATTCTTATCAAGATGAAGATGTTAAATTTAATTTATATCGCCACAACTTTAGTGCTTCTTCTGGTTCAGTTACACTTATTAACGACGATCATGAATTCTTAACAATAGGAACCACGAACGGAACGTTTAATAGTGGAGAAATGGTATACAAACTAGAAACTAAAGATGCTGCTACGAGTGCAACGCTTAGTGTGGTAACAGGAAACACTTATCTTACTGGTACGGCTGTGTCTTCAACGTATTCTGCCGGTGATTATGTACTCCTTAATGATGGATCAACGAATAAGCAAATCTTTAATATTGTAAGTTCAAATTCAACCGTTGCAATTGCCGATAGACCTGCGGCATTTACAGACAGTGTCACTGCCACGCCAGTTACGATTGGTAACTTAGTTCATTATGATAGAAAATATCCTGACTTTTTCATACTTGAAAAATCTTCAGCAAATGCAACAAGAAAATTTGCAGCATCCGATGATATTATTGGATTTGATAGTACGGCAAATGCAGCGATCACATCAGTTGATAATATTAACTTTAGTTATATGCAACCGTTTGTTAACAGAACAAATGATAGTGTAACAAGAACTCCTAGTATAACTGGTGAATTTGTAGATCCAGCTGTTACAACAAATACTTATACTAAAGACCTTGCTTTTGGTGAGAATGCAACATTTAGCCGCAAAGGTATGGTCGTATTTAGTAAATCAAATGATGTTACACGAGATAAAGGATTTAAGTTTACTGTGTCTATGACTAATGGCGGAAACGTTACATCATCTCCATTTGTAGATATTGAAACTGCTAATGTTCTTGCATATCAATATGACATTACAAACGTTTCTTCAACTACTTCAAAATATATATCAAAAACGGTTGAGTTGGTTGAAAACTTAGATGCAGAAGATCTTCAAGTATATGTTACGGCCTATAGACCTGTTGGCACGGACGTTAAAGTATTCATTAAACCACAAGCAGCAGACGATCCTGCAACATTTGAAACAAATAGCTGGATTGAATTAGAAATTACACAAGGTGTGAATCAATACTCTTCAGTAAGTAATCTAAATGATTTTAGAGAATTTGTTTATGCTGTACCAAGTTCTGCAAAAACAAATGGTGTAATTACATATACAAACGATATTGGAACGTTTGATGCTTATAGAAGATTTGCAATTAAAATAGAATTACATTCTGAAAATATTTATAAAGCACCAAGATTATTGGATTATAGAGGGATAGCATTAACATGATACGTCAAAAAGAATCTAAAGCTCTAGTAAATGATAATATTGCGGCGCTCAATAAATATAAAATAGAAAGAGATAGAATACGAAAGATAGACGATCTTTCAAAAGAAGTACGTGAAATAAAAGTTGTACTTGCGTCTGTTTGTAAAAAATTAGAAAGTATAGAAAGCATATAAGATATGGCAAAAACTGGCATAAATCAGGTTACGACCGCACAAACATTTCAAACTTGGTTAGATCGAACTAATGAAATAGTAAATATCATTGGAACGGATGCCATGACTGCATCTTCGCTTGGAGATACTACAACAGGAAATGCTACATTAGTCGGTGATTTTACTGCAAACACGGTAATAGCTGAAGATTTATTTAGAGCGGATAATATATCACCAAGAAGCGGTTCAACATCTATTGCTGTATCTGCACCTGTTAATATTACAACTGCTTTACAAAACGTGCATACACATACAAGTACAGCAGGACCAAGAATACTTCTTTCGTCAGGCTCGGTAATATGGACAACCGGATTTAATAATACAACTGATAATAATTATATTTTAAACACAGGATCTGGCACAACTAAATTTTCGCTTACTCCTGCAGGTAATTTAACTACTGCTGGTAGCATCACTGCAGGAACTGGAGGTTTTATTGGAAACGTTACCGGTGACGTAAGTGGACAAGCAGGTACTGTTGCTGCATTCACAGGTAG